CTGGTGCTCCACGGGTGCCGCGTCTGGCGACTGCTCCACGGGTGCCGCGTCTGGCGACTTCTCCACGGGTGCCGCGTCTGGACGCTGCTCCACGGGTGCCGCGTCTGGCTGGTGCTCCACGGGTGCCGCGTCTGGCGACTTCTCCACGGGTGCCGCGTCTGGCTGGTGCTCCACGGCGGAAGTAAGCGGAAAGGATAGCATTGCAGTTGCAAATGGTATTAAAAGCAAGGCACGCGGCGCGCTTGGCTGCTACCTTGTACTGACCGAATACAACGATGATGGCAACCTGATCTGCGCCAAGATGGAACGTGTGGACGGTTCTGCCATCAGAGAAAACGTTTACTATACCCTCAAAAATGGCGAGTTTGTGGAGGCTGAGCCGTGAAGAAGCACTACAACAAGCGTTGGCTTGAACAGCGCTGGGATGCAAGGCAGCCGGAGCGGTTGGAGCATATCCGGCTGAAACGGCAGCTGAGAACAAAAAAGGAGGTGGACGATAATGAAGCCAAGCATGGGAATCGCAGAGTGCTGCCAGATCATGCGTGATAACAACATTTCGGTGAGTGAGCCAAATTTAAAGGCGATGATTCAGGCGGGTAGCTTTCCCCAGTGGGCGGTGCCATCCGTTGGCACGGACAATGCGGCTCCGTTGATTTCTCGTGCCGGATTTGTGGCGTGGGTGAAGGACTTTTACAAGCTCGAAAAGGTTTACACAAAGGAGGATCCGAAAGAATGAAACTCAAATCTACTACTTACTACTGGTTGGCTGTCGTTTTTGGCGGCGTTGGAATGGGCACAGCTATGGGCGCAGAGGGCACCGCGCAGACCACCGGATATATCTCCGGCACGCTGTTTGCGGTGTCGCTGGTGCTGATTTTGGCCGCTGTTCTGCTGGCTCGTCTGGGCTTTGCCGCAGAGGACAGGGAGAGAGCCGCAAAGCGGCGAAAGTACGGCAAGATCAACCGCACCCACGCCCGCAACCAGGAATACCCGGAGAATCAGGAGCGTGGGGCATGATGACGGCCAAAGAGTACGTTGAGGGCAAAGTCAAATCCTACACGCGGCTTGCCGAACGCTGCAGGCGAGAAGCCGAAGCCTCAGATGACATTGTTGTCCGGGCCGGATACTCCGCACGGGCAAACGTCTTTGAGATGTGCGCCGAAGAAATGGACAACGTGCTGGAGATGTTGCAAGAGGAATCTGGAGAGATCACGTATGCCTGACACTGTCATCCATGTCATGTGGTACACCGTGTATGACGCCAAGTCCGGAGACCTGATTGCCAGCGGTACGTCTGAGATGTGTGCCAGACGGCTGGGTTACAAAAGCGCAAACAGCTTTGCGTCTGCGAGCTGCCACAGCCGCAACGGCAGGCGTCGGGCTCGCAAGTACATTTTTGAAAAAGAGTGCATCCGACGTGATGAGTTGGACAGTCTTCCGCCGATACGCCGCAAAAAAAGAAGAGCCTGCCCGTGCTCCAACACGGACAAGCCAAAAGGGTGATGAGTTTCGCCGCCCATCACCACAAAGATATCACAAACAGGAGGTTTTTACAATGCATGACGTGGCATTTTACTATTGCTACGGACACCGCAAAGAGTACTGCAGCATTGACGTGCAATGCTTTGAGGGTGAGCCGGTCAAGGCCAGCGTGGACGCCCAGCACTGGGCAGATGAGCAGATCCAGACCGGTGAATACAGCCAGATCGACGTCAAAGACGCCCTGGGCAACCTGATCTATTCGAGGTGAATATTTATGCAGAAAGAGCGCATGAAGCGTATGACCAAGAGGGAGCGCGTCAAAGACCTTTCCAACAAGGCCGAGGGTATTTACTACTATGTCGGCCCGCAGCACATGACGTTCCGGCTCATCAATGCCGGAAATGACCTCGCAAGCGAGATCAACCACGCAGTGTCCTTTTTCACGACGTTCGCCGAAAAAGGGCACATGGACGATACTTTCAGCCGAGCCGTAATTGACAACATTTACAGGATGGTTGGAAGGATGATGTGCGATATTGACATCATCCACGCAGCGGGCGGCGCGGAGGTCATGCCTGAACCGTACGAAAGCATTGATTTTTGTTACGGTAATGAGTACCGTACCCTGCTACATGAGGCAGTCATCAATGGATTGCCAGACAACTACAAGGGGCCTCAGCAGAATCCGAATGTGATAAACCTTGTAAAGCCGTCTGTGTCCTTCAAAGACCCCATGGAAAAGTTCGACTTTGACCCTGACGAATACAATGACGGCGAATTTATGAGCTTTACCGAGCACGAAGAGCCGCGCGACCGCAAAATTGTGTTTCACTGCACAAAGTCGGATCTGGATGCGATCAAGCGCTTTGCAAATATCATTCAAATCAAATTCACAGAGGAGGAAATCCACCATGCCTGATACCGCTGCCAAACTAATCACTGTCGAACAGCAACAGCCTGCGCAGGTGCATGAAAATGCTATCCCCCAGGCAATTTCAGAAGAAACCACCATTCAGAATTCCAACGCGAGCGCCGCAATCAGCAGTTGGAAGCTTGCTTGCAGCATGGGGAAAGCCTACGCTCAGCTTCCGGACGGCATGGTTCCGCAGAGCTATAAAGGCAACGTCGCTGCCTGTGCCGTTGCCTGCAATATGGCAGCCAGAATGGGCATGGACCCGACCTTCGTCATGCAGAATCTGTATGTCGTGCGGGGGAATCCGTCCTGGAGCGGCAAGAGCTGCAAAGCCCTGATTGATAACTCCGGACAGTTTGCCGGTCGCACCCGCTACCGCATGGAGGGCGAGGAAGGCAAGGACAACTGGGGATGCCGCCTGATCGGTGTGGACAAGGTCACCGGTGAGAAAATCGAGGGGCCGAAGGTCACGGTTAAAATGGCAAAGGATTCCGGGTGGTGGGACAAGCCCAACAGCTTCTGGCCCAAGATGACCGAGATGATGCTCAAGTATCGCGCAGCCGCTTATTTTGCCCGCGCGGAGTGCCCGGAGGTCCTCATGGGTGCAAATGTTGACTGTGAATCTTACGAAGACCCGATGGAGGATTGATGCATGCTTAACGTTGCAGCCATCATGGGCCGCCTTGTGGCGGACCCGGAACTCAAGACCACCACGCAGGGCACCAGCGTGTGCCGTTTCCGTATCGCCTGCGACCGCAGCTATGTCCGTCAGGGAGAGGAACGCAAGGCCGATTTTATTGACATTGCCGCATGGCGGCAGACTGCCGAGTTCGTCTGTAAGTATTTCCAGAAGGGCAGCCTGATCGCCATCGACGGCAGCATCCAGACCCGCCAGTATCAGGACAAGAACGGCAACAACCGTACCGCTTTCGAGGTCGTGGCGAACAATGTGAGCTTTGCAGGCTCCAAGGCCGCAGACAAGCCCGCTGTGCAGAGTTTCGGCCAGCAGACGCAAAGTTACACTCGGCAGGCAAACGCCTCTCACAGCGCACCGCAGGCCGGTTACGCGCATGGCGAGCCGGAAGACTTTGCCGAGATCACAGACGACGGCGACCTGCCGTTCTGATAACTGGCAAAGCGATGTGCTATCTGACGTTACGGGCGCTCAAAAGGAAGGAGGTGAAAACCCATTGGGAGAGAAAAAGCACAAGAGCGTTATTCTGTTTTCAGAGTGGAAAAAGCCGCTTCGGATTCTTTCTCTAGAGCAGAAAGGCCGCATTTTGGATGCACTTCTGGACTTTCCCGACGGGATTCCACCGGAATTTGACGACCCGATGCTTGTGATTGCTTGGGAATTCATGCAGGGCGGGCTGGAAGAAAACGCACGAAAATGGGAAGAAATCCGGGAAAAGCGATCAGCCGCCGGAAGAAAAGGCGCCGAAGCAACAAATGCAAAGTATCAGCAAACTGCGGCAAATCCGGCAAATGACGATTTTGCCGAACAAACTGCGGCAAATCCGGCTGTTTCTGGTTCTGTTTCTGGTTCTGTTTCTGGTTCTGCTAAAGAGATAGAGAATGCTTCCGCATCCACCACTCCCAAAAAATCGAACCGTTTCCATCCGCCGGATGCTGTGGAGGTCAAGGCGTACTTTGCCGAGAAGGGCGGCTCAGATGAGCAGGCGCAGCGGTTCATGGACTTCTACACGTCCAACGGGTGGAAGGTGGGTAAGAACCCAATGAAGAGCTGGAAGGCCGCTGCATCCGGCTGGATTTCGCGGGACAGGGAGCGACAGAAAGCCCCTGCGTTCCAGCGCAACCCGGTTCGGTACGTTTCCCGCCCGCCGGAGGAAGCCGAAAAGGCCGGGGATTTTATGAGGGACGCACCGGACCGCACCATGAAGTGGCTCGAGAAGCGAAAAAAAGGAGGAAGAGAATGCCCCGATACAAAGTGATCCTTGAGTGCAGCGGCCCGGTTGGAGATGCAGCACTCACCTACCGCATGACGGCATCCAGTCCGCAGGCGGCAGAATTCAGGGCCTGCCAGATGGCGGGCGACCACTACCCAGAGTATACGGATATTCAGGCAAAAAGAATGGAGGTCGAATCCCCATGACGAACCCGACATGTAAGGACTGCCCGGAGCGGCACACGGCCTGCCACGACACCTGCCCGCGCTTTGCAGAGTGGAGAACGCAGCACAAGGCAGAATTGATCTACACCAACGCCCAGCACGCCGCAGAGCGCATCAACCGCAACGATTTCAACAAAGAGGGATGGATGGGAGGAAAACACCAGCCCAGAAAAAGGAGAAAAGCATGAAAACCGTACAGGATATTATGGCTGAAAATGGCTCATTGGCAAACATTGAGCGTTTTCAGACGATGCAGAAGTGGGAATACAAGCGCAAGGTAGAGCACGCGCAGGAAATGGCCGAGGCATTTTACTACTGGGCAAAAGAGCACGAAAAGGGCGTGCACCTATCCGTGGGCGGTCTGGATTCCATCACGCTGCATTACTTCTTGGAGAGCATCGGGTTGCCCGTCGCCTGCGTGTCCTGCTCCTCGCTGGAGGGCAAGGGTGTGCAGCAGGTGCACAAGCAGATGGCAGCAGAGATGGAAACCGAATACAAAAACTGGATGGGCGATGGCGAAGCCCCGTCCTTCGTGTTTCTGAAGCCGCTGAAAAGCAAGGTGCAGGTCTTGCAGGAATTTGGCTGGCCTGTCATCAGCAAGGAAAAGGCAGGCAAGATCATGCTGCTACAAAACCCGACAGAGCAAAACGCAACCGTGCGGCATGCGATCATCACCGGGGAAACCGGCGAATACGGCGGCTGGCAGAAAAACAGTCGGATGAAACTGCCGCAAAAGTGGCTCGACCTGTTTTGCGGCGCAGACGCGGAGGGCGCGGCGCTTGGGTATCAGGCGGCCCCGTTCAAAGTATCGGACCGCTGCTGCTACTACCTCAAGGAAAAGCCCTGCAACGACTGGGCACGGGACCACAACAGTGTGCCCTACATGGGCCTTATGGCCAGCGAAGGCGGGCGGCGCGAAAAGAGCCTGAAAATGCACGGATGCAACTACTTCGGCAAGACGACCACCCGCAGCGCGCCTTTTGCCATTTTTGACCGGCAGGACATCTTACAGCTTGCGCTTGACCTTGATGTACCTGTTCCGGCCGAATATGGGGAGATCGCAAAAGACAAAGACGGAAGACTGTACACCACCAAGGCGCAGCGCACCGGCTGCACAATGTGTGGCTTTGGGATCCACATCGAGGGCAGGCCGCACCGGTTCGACGTTCTGCGCGAAACGAACACCAAAGAATGGGAGTTTTGGATGAAACACGTCTGCCGGGACGAAAACGGCAACTGGTACGGCTGGGGCCGTGTTCTGGACTACATCGGCATCGGCTGGGAAGATGTGCCGGAGCAGTCCGTGCAGATGACCGTAGATGATTTTACAGGAGGAAAACTATGAGCGATAAACGATTGATTGATGCAAATGTAGCAATTGAAAATGCGGACAAGTGTTATAGAGAATGGAATCTCGCGATGGCTGCGGCAGAAGGAAATCGACAGATTAACATGGTTTATAAAAAGCAGGAGCTTTTTATAAACCGTGAAAAAAGTGGTCGAAAGCTGTGACACCATCGACCCGGAAACGCTGCGGCCTGTGGCGCACCTCATTCATGGCACTGTGCCGGAAACTGAGGATGGAATCTTTTGTAGTAGGTGCAGGGGCTTTATTGGGATGGAAACCAGCTATGTTGCCGAACACGCCGCTTTTTGCTGGATGTGTGGCGCAAAGATTGAGGAATAATTGGAGATGCACTTGACTCTCTACGGCGACCCGCGCACAAAGAAAAACTCTGCCCGCATTCTCCGCACACGCTCCGGGACCCCATTCGTGGCCCCCAGCAAGGTTTATGTGGATTACGAGACGGACTGCCTGCGACAAATCAAAAGGCCACGTAGCCCAATCTCTGCCCGTGTGAACGTGCGGTGCGTGTACTACATGAAGACCGCCCGCCGGGTCGATCTGGCAAACCTCATCGAGGCGACCACGGACATCCTGGTAAAAGCCCGGGTGCTGGAGGACGACAACAGCAAGATCGTTGCCGCCCACGATGGCAGCCGGGTGGAGCTTGACCGGAAGAACCCAAGGGTTGAAATTGAGATTGAAAGAATGGAGGACGAAAATGGCTGAATATCATGTTGGGTGTGGACTGTTTGGAAATATCTACGCTGGGACTTATGCCCCACCCCGCAAGGATGGTTTGCAGGCATGGCGTAACAAGTCAGAGGTGACAAGCGAAGCAGTCAAAGCGGTCATGGGGCATTTCATCACGGAAATGAAACGTGACGACAAGACAAAGCTCGAAAAGGTGTGGGGCGTTATCGGAAACAAAAAGCTAAAAGTCACTTTTGAGATTTTCGCTAGTAAGGAGGAAAACAATGACACGCACATGGACACCTGACACCGACATGCCGAAGCCGGATGGAACCGATTGCCGCACCGTTAAGGCGTGGCTGAACCGCTACCGCGAAGCAGAGAAGAGATACTACTTGCTGTCTGACCGTCTGGCCGAAGCACAGGAGGCCACCCGGCACATCACCCAAAGCCTCAGCGCAGCCCCCGGCGGCAGCAAAGATGGTCAGAACCTTGCCCGGGCGGTGGAACGTGAGGAGGAAGCGGAGCGCCGCGCTTATGAGCAAAGAGCGGTCTGCGACAGGCTGTTCCTCGAGATCAGAAACGCGCTCGCTCAGATCCAGAACGAGAAAGCATACACGGTGCTGTACAAGTACTATCTCGATTGTCTCACGTGGGACAGGGTCGCAAAAGATATGAATTACTCTCTGCGCATGGTCTATGTCTTGCGGCGCAAAGCAATGGAGGAGCTGAGCCTTTAAAAACATTGCACTGTCATTACATTGCGGTTTCACTATCGCATGGTGTAAAATTGTATCATCGGCAAAGCCGAAAAGGCAAACCGATGCACGCAGCCTCCGAAACGAACACCCATGATAATGTTTTCCTCCTTTTGAGCTTTGCAGGCATTTTTCCGCTTAACGTTTTGAGGGCTGCTTCTATTATGCCGCCTGAGCGCAGTTTGGATCGCGGCGCGTGTGTGTAGACACGGCTGGTTCGATTCCAAGGGCGGCTTTTTATATTCCCGTAGTTCAAGTGATGGAACAGCGGTCTCCAAAACCGCAGGCTGCAGGTTTGAGCCTTGCCGGGAATGCCAGCTGCGTGCCCTGTGAGGGGGCCGCGCAGCACGCCGGGTGTCTGGCGGCGTACGTTCCGGACACAGCAGCGCCCACCGTTTGACGCCTGTCCAACGCAACTGAATGCTGGGCGCTGCTTATTTTAATATTTTGACCGTTCGGATTTCCGGGCGGTTTTTCTTTTGCATGAATTTAGAGAGGTGGTGGCGGTGAGCGCGAAGCGGCTGACAGACAGGCAGAAAAAGAAGATCATTGCTGACTATGTGCAGCTGCAGAGCTACACCAGAGCCGCAAAGCTGAACGACGTGGCAGAAAGCACTGTGCGGAAAATCGTGAAAGATAATCCAAAGTGCGCGGATTTGTGCGCCTTAAAAAAAGAGCAGAACACGCAGGACATGCTTTCCTACTTAGGCAGCAAGCGCGGGGAAGCGCAGGATCTTCTCGGGCTGTACCTTCAGGCGATGGCAGACCCGGACAAGATTGCAGAGGCAACGCTGCCGCAGCTATCCACGGCGTTTGGCACCATCGTGGACAAGTTTGCTATGCTGGGAGACCAGAGCGGCATAGAAGCCCCGGACGATGGCCTGCTTGAGGCTCTGAGCGCTGCCGCAGACCTCAGCCCGCCGGATGACGTGGAGATGCTTCCGGAGGAAGAGGACGACAATGCGGAAAAGTAACGGTTTTCGATGGAAAGCCCTCAGCCAGCGGCAAAAGATGGTTCTTTGCTGGTGGACACCGCAGAGCGCATACAGCGGTTACAACGGCATCATTGCAGATGGCGCTATCCGCTCGGGAAAGACCTTTGCCATGAGCTTTTCGTTCGTCCAGTGGGCCATGACCTGCTACAGCGGCCAGCAGTTTGCCATGTGTGGCAAGACCATCGCCAGCTTCCGGCGCAACGTGATGGGCACGCTCAAGCAGCAGCTTGCAGCCCGTGGCTACAACGTCAAGGAGCACCGGGCAGAAAACTGCATGACCGTCAGCAAGAGCGGCAGAACCAACGAGTTTTACTTTTTCGGCGGCAAGGACGAGAGCAGCCAGGACCTGATCCAGGGCATCACCCTTGCCGGGGCATTTTTCGACGAGGTGGCCCTGATGCCGCAGAGCTTCGTCAATCAGGCCACAGCCCGATGCTCTGTCACCGGGTCAAAGTTCTGGTTTAACTGCAACCCGGGCAGCCCGCAGCACTGGTTTTATCTGGAATGGGTGCGCAAGTGCCGTTCCCGCAAGATGATGTATCTCCATTTCACGATGGACGACAACCTGTCGCTTTCTGAGGACATCAAGGCCAGATACCGCAGCCAGTACAGCGGCGTTTTCTATCAGCGCTACATTCTGGGCCTGTGGACGGTGGCCGAGGGCCTTGTATATGACATGTTCGACCGCAAGAAGCACGTCGTTGATGAGCTGCCGGAGCTGTCACCAAAGAGCGCCTATGTGGCGTGCGACTTTGGCACCCAGAACGCAACGGTTTTTTTGCTATTCCAGAAGCAGGCAGATGCAGACTGCTGGATCGTCACCCGGGAGTACTACTACAGCGGCCGGGAACAGAAGCGGCAAAAAACCGTGGGCGAGTACGTCACAGACCTCAAGGCGTGGCTGAATGGTCTCAAGCCGGAGAGGATCATCGTTGACCCCTCTGCCCTGCCCCTGATTACAGAGCTGCGCAAGAACGGCTTTACTCAGACCCCCGCAAACAACGACGTTCTGAGCGGCATTCTGGACGTGCAGACCATGCTGCAGACCGGGCGGCTGAAGATCTACAAAGACTGCAAGCACACGCTGGAAGAGTTCGGCGTGTACGCTTGGGATCCGGATAAAGACGACACCGTGCTGAAGGTCAACGACCACTGCATGGACGCTATCCGCTATTTCGTGCGCACAAAGCGCCTTGTGAAACTGAGGGATTGATTTTGAGCACTGTATACACATTCCAGACCTTCCAGCAGGCGCAAACCGCCGGGGAACAGTCTGATTTCATCCGGCGGTTCGTGCAGCAGCACTGCGCTTCCGGACCGTACAAGATGGCGCTGGACGCCGACCTGTACGATGCCCAGAAAAACCCGGGAGCTGAGCGCTTTGCGCAGGCTTACGCTTTGATGCTGAAACGCCTATCCAAAAACACCAAGCCGGACACCCCCCACCCAGATATGGTCAAGAGCAATCTGTTCCGGCGGCTCAACAAGCAGCGGGCGACCTACTCCCTCGGCAACGGCGTGGTCTTTGCGGACGATGGCGTGGACAAGGACAGGCTGGGGCAGAACTTTGACGAGCAGATCCAGAAGGCCGGATATTTCGCCCTGATCCACGGCGAGAGCTTTGGCTTTTGGAACAATGACCATCTGGTGGTTTTCAAGCTGACCGAGTTTGCACCACTGTACGATGAAAAGACAGGCCTTTTGCAAGCAGGTGTGCGCTTCTGGCGGCTGAATCCTGACACGGATATGCACTATATCCTGTACGAGCTGGACGGCTTCACTGAGTACACAGAAAGCAAAATCGGCAGCACGATGCAAGAGACCGTAAAAAAGCGGGCATACAAGAGCGTGACCGTCACCACACCCGGCGGCGGGCTGGAAAGCGTAGAGGGCGAAAACTACAGTGCCCTGCCCATTGTGCCGCTGTGGGGCTCAGACCTGCACCAGAGCACCCTTGTGGGGCTGAAAGCCTACATTGACAACACCGATCTGGTGATGTCTGGCTTCTGCAATGACCTGCAGGACTTTTCGCAGATTTACTGGCTGTGCGAGAACTTCAACGGCATGACCGATGGCGAGCTGCAGGAGTTCCTTGTCAAGCTGAATCTGTACCACATTGCAGGCGCAGACACCAGCGAGGGCGGCAAGATCACCCCCTACACCAACGAGATCCCCGTGACGGCCCGGCAGGCTCTGTTGGAGCTGCTCCACACCAGGGTGTATGAGGACTTCGGCGGGCTGGACGTGCATTGCGTCAGCGCGGACAGCACCAACGACCATCTGGATGCGGCCTATGAACCGCTGAACCAGAACGCGGACGACTTTGAGGCTCAGGTCAAGCCGTTCATCCGGCAGATCTGCGCACTGGCTGGCTTTGAAAACGCTATGCCGACATTCAACCGCAGCAAGATCACCAACACAGCTGAGCAGGTCAGCATGGTGATTTCCGAGGCCGCCATCATCGGACAGGACATGACCATCGACCTGCTGCCCAACCTCACCCCGGAACAAAAGGAGCAGGCCAAGGCCGCGCTGATGGCTGAGAGCGCAACACGGGAGACCGTGGGCGAGGGGGAGGGAGACGGTGATGAAACGTGATTTCTGACCGTGACCGCATCTCTACCCGCCAGCTGAACCGCCTGCGCCGCCGCATCCTCCGGGTATACGGCACTGCCCGCCGGGAGATGCAGGAGCAGCTTACCGAGTTTCTGGCAAAGTACAAAGCGCTGGACGAGCGCAAACGGGAGCAGCTGGACGCGGGCGAGATCACCGAGGACGACTACCGCATCTGGCTGCAAAACCAGGTCTTTCAGTCCGATTTGATGCGGGCAAAGCTGGACGGCATCACCCAGACTTGCACCACAGCCCAAGAGACGGCCTACAAGCTGGCCCGGGACGAGCAATACAACATCTTTTCCTTTGGCGCAAACTGGGCTTTCTACGAGCTGGAACAGGCCGCTGGCGTGACGTTTGGACTGACCCTGTACAACACCGAATCGGTCAAGCTCCTGCTGAAGGAGAACCCCTGCATGGTACCCAACAAGCGCATCAAGAGCGAGAGCAACCGCACCTATGACGCCCGGGTGTTCAACCGCTACGTCATGCAGGGCATCGTGCAGGGCAAGAGCGTCCACGACATCGCCGTGCAGGCCGTCAACGGCATGGCCGACACGGAGATCCACTGGGCCATGAACAACGCCATCACGGCCCTTACCAGCGCCCAGAACGCCGGGGCTTTGCAGCAGATGCGCAACGCCCAGGCTTTGGGCATCGAGGTCAAAAAGCGCTGGAATTCTACCCACGACTACCGCACCCGCGAGATGCACCGCCTGCTTGACCAGCAGACGGCAGAGCTTGACGAGCCGTTCAAGGTCATGGGCTACGAGATTCAGCGCCCCGGCGACCCCAACGCAGCGCCGGAGATGGTCTACCACTGCCGCTGTGTGCTGTGCTCTGCGCTGGGCAAGTATCCCCGGCAGAACGCCATGCAGAGGGACAATGTGACCAAAGAGACCGCCCCCGTCATGGATTACACCGAGTGGTATAAATCCAAGGGCGGCAAAGAGAAAGAGCAAATGTGGTGGGCGGAAGAGAGAAAACGCAGAAAGGAGGCTGCAAAGCATGGATGAGAAGAAGCCTTGCAAATTTTGCGAGAGGCTTGCGTGGTGGAAGAAAAATTCCCCCAAAGGGGAAAACGACCTTTACACCACGTTTCAAGTCAGTCTTATCACAAAAACGCACAGGAAAGGCGCAGGCGTGTGCGGTACGGTAACGCATCGTGCCGGACAGCTGAATTTCTGCCCTGAGTGCGGTCGCATCTTAAAGAAAAAGCGAGAACCGAGGAATGAACCGTGAACTTTAACTACGACATCAAATTCACCGACAACACCCCGCAGCTGCATGAAGCTCTGGACTCATGGGCAGAGCGGGTGCTGACCATCTGGGGCATGAAGGTGCAGGACTACGCCCAGCTGCTTGTGCCCACAGGCACGGCAGACAGCACGGGCATTGAGGGCTACGTGGGCGGCGCGCTCAAGCAGAGCCTGACCTTTGCCCTCGACCTCGCAAAAAAGACCGTGACCATCGGCAGCAACCTGTTTTACAGCGTCTATGTGGAGCTGGGCACGGGCATCTTTGCCGAGAAGGGCAACGGACGCAAAACGCCGTGGGTCTGGAAGGACTTCAACGGCAAGTGGCACTTTACCCGGGGCATGGCCCCACGTCCGTTCCTCCGCCCGGCGGTGGAAGATCACATTGACGAGCTGCGAGAGATCGCGGTGGAAGAAGGAAACAAGGAAGCGTAATTCATGAATTTGGAGAAAATGTTCAAAACACCAAAAGAAAAGTTCCTGCCCGATGATGTGAAAGCTGCGAACTGCGAGGCAGAAGACCTTTTCCTTGAGCTTGCAACGCAGCTTGACGCACTTCCTGAAAGCCGAGAAAAAAGTCTGTGCATGACAAAATTACAGGAAGCGAAGTTTTGGGCGGTCGAATGTATCACCAAAGTTGCACGCAAAAACTAAATACTCAGCGGTTGGCGCACAGCGTCAGCCGCTTTTTTATGCCGCTTTCGCTCAATGGTAGAGCTGCTGATTTGTAACCAGCGGACGCGGGTTCGATTCCTGCAAGCGGCACCACGCCGGCAGCACGTCCGGCAAATTACCGGCAAGTTACCGGCAAGTTAAACCTTATTGCCAAGCATGGCAGCCCGAGCAAGGGCAGAAAGGACTATCACATGGCACTCGAACGCAAGACTCTCCGGGCGATTCTGGAAGATGAAACGACCGACACCAGCGGCAAGCTCAAGAAAATTCTGGACGTGCTGCATGAGGAAACGGACACTTTGCAGAACCAGCTCGATGAGAAGAACGCAGCCCTCGCCAAAGCCGAAAAAGACCGCGACGCAGCCAACGGCGGCAAGGAAGCCGCCGAAAAGGCGCTGACCGACTACAAGGCCCAGCAGACCCAGAAGGACACCCACGCAGCCAAGGAAGCAAAGTTCCGGGAGCTGCTGAAGACCGCCGGGGTGCTGGACAAGTACGCAGACCGGGTCGTGCGTCTGTCCGGCGAGGACATCGACAAACTGGAACTGGACGAAAAGGGCGAAGTCAAGGACGCCAAGAAGCACACCGACAGCCTGAAAGCTGATTGGGGCGACTTCGTAGGCACTACGACCACCACCGGCGCGAAGGTGGACACCCCGCCCACCAACACCGGCTCCAAAATGACCAAAGACCAAATTTTTGCAATCAAGGACGCTGGCGAGCGCCAGGCGGCCATTGCAGCAAATGCCGACCTGTTTACAGGCGGCGGAAAGGACTAACACATGGCAGCAAAGACCAATCTGATCACCACTACCGAGATCACCGTCAACCCCCGGGAAATCGACTTCGTGACCCGCTTCCAGCGCAACTGGGAACACCTGCGGGAGATCATGGGCATCATGCGGCCCATTCGGATGCAACCCGGCACCGTGCTGAAGAGCAAGTACGCCCAGGGCACCCTGCAGAGCGGCACCGTGGCAGAGGGCGAGGAGATCCCCTACAGTCAGTACACCGTCAAGGAGAAGGACTACGGCAAGATCACAATCGAAAAGTACGCCAAGGCCGTCTCCCTGGAGGCAATCCAGAACTATGGCTATGATGTGGCCGTGCAGAAGACCGATGATGAGTTCCTGTTCGACCTGACCGCAAAGGTCACGGACAAGTTCTACAAGTACCTGAACACCGGCAGCCTGAAAGGCACCCCCAAGACTTTCCAGATGGCTCTGGCCATGGCAAAGGGCAGCGTGGAGAACAAGTTCAAGAATATGCACCGCACCGTCACCGGCGTTGTGGGCTTTGCCAACGTCCTGGACGTGGCGGAGTACCTGGGCACCGCCCCGATCACCATCCAGAACCAGTACGGCTTCCAGTACATCAAGGATTTCATGGGATACAACACCATCTTCCTGCTGTCTGACGGCGAGATCGCAAAGGGCAAAGTCATTGCCACCCCCGTGGACAACATTGTGATGTACTATGTTGACCCCTCCGACAGCGACTACGCCAAGGCTGGGCTGGTGTACACCACCGCGGGCGAGGCCAACAACCTGATCGGCTTCCACACCCAGGGCAACTACACCACCGCCGTCTCTGAGAGCTTCGCCATCACCGGCGTGACCCTGTTTGCTGAGTACCTGGACGGCATCTCTGTCCAGACTATCACTCCGGGCGAGTAATCGCCCTTTTTGAGTAGGAGGCATCCAATGACCGTCCCTGAGCTGTGCGTTTACACGCACAATTTCTTTGACCGGGCAGATGATCCCATTGCCGGGGAGTTTGCCTTTGAGCCGGACACCGTGCCCGCCGGGGTAGTGCCGGGGCAGTATTTCCTCGTGTGCGGATCCATCTTCAATGACGGCGTGCACAAGGCCGGGGACGGCGATCTGACCGCTGAGACCTTTAATGGCACGGTGCAGCCCATGCGTGTGCCGCCTGCCTTTGTGGCGCTGGCTGAAAAAATCGACGCATACGACAAGGCGCTCCCGTCCGGCGGCGTGTATGTGTCCCAGTCCTTTGCCGGGTGGTCCGGCACGATGGCTACAGGCACGGACGGCCTGCCCGCAGACGGAAAGACCCGCTATAAATCCGAGATCAATCAGTGGAGGAAAATGTGACATGGTCAACGCGTTCACTGCATCCACCGTGATGCAGAGCTTTACCCAAAAATACCGTTTTCAGACCCGCAGCTATGAGCCGGACGGCGTGGGCGGCTTTGTGTCCGGCTGGCAGGACGGCCCTGAGTTTGAGGCCGTGGAGCGCCACGACACCACCGTGGAAGCTCAGGTGGCAGAGCAGGCCGACACGGCATCTACTTACACGCTGCTTGTTGGCACCGGTGTTCCGCTGGCCTTCCCGGACTACATCAAGCGGGTGGACGGCGGGCAGACCTTCCAGATCACCAGCACGGCAGATGAGGGCAAAGCCCCGCCGGAATCCGGCATGGGACTGCGAGCCGTCAAGTGCAAAAAGGCGGTGCTGCCGTGATGGGCCCGTCTGAGAGCATCAACCGGGCACTGAACACGTTTTTCAACGGCTTTGGAATCCCGGGCTATCTGGAAGATAACATCCCTCCTGCCGCTTCACTGCCCTATCTGACCTACAAGCCCACCATCCCCGGCGGGTGGAACGAAACATCATCCTTCCACGCCCGGCTGTGGTACCCAAGCAAGGGCGGCAGGGCCCCCATCCTGCAAACCGAAGATACGATCAGCGCGGCCCTCGCAAATGGCTTGACCATCAAATGCGAGGGCGGCGCTATTCTTTTGCAAAAAGGCACCCCGTGGGCACAGCCCCTCGACAACCCGCCTGAAGGGTATCTGTGCGAATATCTCAATTTTGAAATCACGCAATTTTGCGAGTAAGGAGCAATATGGCAAGAAAATTTTCCAAAATTTCGCAGGAAGCGTTCAAGTCCATGCAGTTCAATGCCGGAATCGTGGTCAACAAGTTTGACCCGTCCGGCACGACTGAGATCCAGGATGCAGACATTATCACGGCCACCACCGGCGGCATCACTGCGACCTGCAAGGCAAACTTCACCGATCTGGGCGAGGACGTGGACAACGCCCAGAAGAACACCGCGGAGCTGATGCAGATCGAGGACTACGACTGCACGCTGGCCTTTACGGCCCTGAATGCCACAACGGACGTCATCAAGCTAGCCCTTGGTGCAGCCGATGTGGCAGAAAAGAAGGTCACGCCCCGCATGACGCTGGATCCCACGGAAAGCACCGGCGACTTTAAGGACATCTGGTGGGTCGGTGACACCATTGACGGTGGCTATGTGGCTGTACGTCTGATGAACGCACTCTCCACCGGCGGTTTGACCCTGAAGACGACCGACAAGGGCAAGGGCAACATTGCGGTCACCCTGACCGGCTGCCCCCGTCTGGGCAGCGACGTGGTGCCCATGGAGTGGTACTACAGCCCCAAGGCCGCAGCATAAGGAGGACACCGTATGAAATTTTTGACAGAGCTGCCCGATGAAGATTTTCTGCGCCACTGCTGGCAGATCGCCGATGTGGCAGAGGAGGTCTTGGAAAAATCCAAGATCATGGAGCTGCGCAAGGTTCTGCCGGTCCTGACCGGCGATGAAACGCCGGAGGAGCTGGAACAGAAGAAGAAGGAACAGGCAAAAAAGAACATTCAGGCTATGGCAAAAAGCTTGCTGTTCGACAATGCCGCTGCCACCGCAAAGCTGCTTCCGCTGCTCTATGAGCCGGACGTGGATGAAAACGGGGTGGTTGAAAACATCGGCCCGTTCAAGAAGATGCGCGCGGTGAAAGAACTGCTGAACAACGATGATGTAATGGATTTTTTGCTCTGGTGTCTGCCGTTGGTGCTGGCGGGTACAGACGCCTGATTTCTTCCATCAGCCCGGACGCGCTGCGGCTGTTTGGCAGGCCGTACATTTTGCAGCACTGCCTGAACGCTTTGCGGCAAGAGCGCATCACGCTCAGCTATCAGGCGTACATGACGGACGCTCTGGCGCACCTTATAGGCGCGGAAGAACGGTGGTACGACATGGTGGCCGGGCTTGTGGAAAACCGCCCACAGCCGCCGCAGCCGTCCGCTGATGAAGTGATAGCACGCATTAAAAATGGCTTGAACGGGGGTGATGGAACCTGAAACTTTTTGAATTGAGCGCCACCCTCGGGCTGGACGACAGCGCCTACCGGCAGGGCGTGGAAGAGGCGAAGTCTCAGACTAAGGCCGCGGTCTCCACCATGATGAAGGATTATAACCGGCTGTACAGTGAGGTCATTCACCTTACGGCAGCCTATCAGAAATCACGGAAAGAGACCGGGGAAACCTCCGAAAAAACTAAGGAATTCGCCCAGAAGCTGAAAGAAGCTCAGGCCCAACTCAATACCACGGCGCAGGGGCTGAAGACGGCAGAAGGGTACATGAACAGCTTTGGGGATGCCGCATCGGGGTCCAGCAAGTCTCTGGCCGGTGCCATTGCGCAGGGCACGATCATGGCGGGCATTTTCTCGAAGCTTTACGCCGCTGCACTCAGTGCCGCAGAGGGGTTCATCTCTTCCGGCATCGAGTACAACGCCCAGATCGAGAAATACACCACCGGCTTTACCAATATGCTGGGCAGCGCGGAAGCCGCACAGCAGGTCATGAGCCAGATCCAGGAAGATGCGGCAAAAACCCCGTTTGATGTCGAGTCCCTGACAAAGGCAAACCAATACTTGATCTCTGCAGGCGAGAACGCTTCCTATGCCCGCAGTACCATCATGGCACTGGGCGACGCGGTCTCTGCGACCGGCGGAGGCAACGACGAGCTGAACCGCATGGCGCAGAACCTGCAGCAGATCGCCAACACCGGCAAGGCTACAACTGCCGATATCAAGCAGTTTGCTTATGCCGGCATCGACGTATACGGCATTCTGGCCGACTACACAGGCAAGTCCACTGCTGAAGTGCAGAACATGACCATCAGCTACGATCTTCTGACCCAGGCCTTACAGGCTGCGTCGGAAGAAGGCGGACGCTACTACGGCAGCATGGACACCCAAAGTCAGACCATGAATGGCCGCGTGTCTACCCTGCAGGACAATGTAAAGCAGCTGGCGGGATTGCTGACAGGCGATTTGTCCAGCGGCGTCGGCGTGGTGATCTCCAATCTCAACGATCTTGTGGTCAAGGCACAAGAAGCCTACAAAACCGACGGCTGGATTGGTCTTGCGGGCGCAATTACCGGGTTGAGCGGTCCGATTTCGTCCGTCAAATCCTGGTTTGAGGGCTTTGCTTCCAGTGCCTCCACCTGGCTGGACAAGCTGAGCTATAAGCTCAACCGTTTTCTGGGGAAAGCGGCCACAGCGGATTACGACACATACGAGGAGTATGCAGACGCAAACCTCCGCCAAAGCAACCGTGACCGCTTACGGCAGCAAGCTCTTGCAGGCGTTGGCGTCAGCAATAAGAGCTGGTCCCAGCGGCAGGCGGAGTTGGCGGCAGCCAATGGCAACGGGGGCAGCTCCATCGTCACCACAGGCAGCGGCTCTTCCGGCAGAAAAAAATCCGGCTCCAAGTCCACCACCGAAACGGTCATTTCATCCATCTCCAGCACGGCTACCACCACCGCGCAGAATGCGCTGGGTACCGTGACCACCAGCATCCAGACCCTTGCCGAAAAGGTCAAGGACAGCTCCGGCAAGATCAAAGACCGCATCACCGAGACCACCACCACGACCGGCAAGGAGATGGTGAACGGTGTTGCCACGACCTTTAAGCAGGTCGAGACCAAAGTCAACGGCACGGTCACAAAGGTCACAAAGACCTATGACGACATGTCAAAAACGCTGCTGGGCACCTTTACCAACGTCTCGGAAACCACCTTTGACGGCATCACCACAAAGGTGCAACAGGCGGTGGAAAAGTACGCGGACGGCAGCGAGCATATCAAGAAAACCGTCACAGAGACCGGCCAGCGCGTCGGCGAGAACGGCGCGGAGACCTACGAGAAGATCATCACCTACATCGACGGCGTTCAAGACAAGGTGAACGAGACCTCTACTCTTATCGACAAGAGCGTAAAGGGCACCCAGAGCCGCATTGACCAGCAGCTGAGCGAGGCTTCCGGCCAGCTGGATAAGGGAATTTTCGGGCTGGTAAAGAACGCCTTTAGTGACGCCAAAAACGGCGACTGGGGCGGTCTAGCTCTGGATTTTGTCAATCTGATCTGGGGCGAGGTGTCGCAGGAGCAACGTGACGTGATCTCTAAGTGGCTTGCGGACGCGCTGACCGCGGTCAATGAGGGCTATTCGGGCGGTGGAATCAGCAAGGCGCTGGGGTCTATCCAGAGCATTTTCACAAACGGCATTACTGCCGGAGTGGATGGCGCCACTACGTCTGTAAAAGCGTTCTCTGAGATCGTGCAGGGCCTTGCAGGCTCCGGCGGCGTGGGCGGAGCGCTAGGCGGCATCGTCCAGAGCTTTTCCGGCATGGCAGGCGGCATCACCTCTGCACTGGGCGGAATCGTGTCCTTTGTGGCAGCGAACCCCGTCCTTGCCCTGATCCTGGGCGTGGGTGCTGCGGGCGCAGTCGCTGGCGGCATCGGCCTTGCTATGTGGATGAACAAAAAGAACGACCAGCAGCCCGTCAGCCACTATCAGAGCCCCTTTGACAAGACCGGCGTGTACGACAGCCTGAGCGAGTTCTCCACCCGCTCTGCCATGCAGTACCGCGTTACCGGCCAGCAGTCCATTGTTGACCGGCAGACCAGCATTCTGGAACGCATCGAGGGGATGCTGGACGAGCATCTTCCTGCCATTGGCACCGGTCAGGTGGTCATGGATTCCGGTGAGCTGGTGGGCGTTATTTCGCCCAGGATGGCACAAAATGTTGACGCGCGCATTGGTGTGACCGTGACGAGGAAAGCGAGGGGTGTATAATGGGCAAGCTTTTGGGCGCGCAAATTGGCGGCTTCCACACCCTGAAAGACTGGGGACTGTATCTCAAAGTCGGCAGCCCGAAGATCAGCGATGCAGAGGTAGACGAGCATCTGGTGCAGGTGCCCGGCTCTGATACGCTGCTCAACCTGACGGATGCACTGGATGGCCGCCCGCACTATAAAAAGCGTACCATCACCATGGAGCTGCTGTGCAGGGCACCAAAAAAGACCTGGCCGAATCTTTACAGTCAGATCGCAAACGCCATCCATGGCAAATGGCTACAGTGCAAATTCGACGATGACCCGTCTTTCTATTGGGAGGGGCTGTGGAGCGTGTCTATGACACGCAACAGGTTTTCCAGTGCATTCACCATCACGGGCACCTGCGACCCCTTCAAGCGCAGTGTATACGACGGCTCTGATGATTGGCTGTGGGATGACCTTGTATTTGATACGGCAATTATCCGCAATTATACGGATATCCAGCTCAAAGCCAACGAGGACATCACCGTAACCGTCACCGGTGCACCAAGAGCGGCTGGCATCTACTTCAAGCGCAGCGAGGACGCTGCCGACATTGCGGTGTCTCTCAATGGCCTTGAGGTTGGCATCCTTGCAAAGTCTACAGAGTGGCAGTACATTGAGGGCTTGCATATGCCGGATGGCGTTGTAGGTACTCTCATCTTTGCGGCGTCTGCGGATTGCAGCATCAGCATCCGATATCTGGGGGGCAGCTTATGAGCTATAAAGTTTATGCGGGCGTCCAGACAGGCGTTGACGTGTGGAAGACAAAGACCTGCATTTACGACCCAACGGACTACACGGACACAAAAAAGCTCATCAGTCCAACTCTGACACGGGAGGTGAGCAAGGCCGGTAGCTTGGAATTCACTCTGCCGCTTGGCAATGTGGCCCACTCAGCTTTGCAAAAAATGCGCACGACCGTGTCCGTAGAACAAGACGGTGTGCGCATCTGGGAGGGCAGGCCCATGAGCCATGAGCAGGATTTTATGCTGCGTCAAAAAGTCTTTTGCGAGGGAGAACTTGCTTATCTCAACGACAGCTCTGTTGCGCCGTACACGGCCAAAGACGTGACGATCAAGCAATTTCTTGCGTTTCTGCTGGAAAATCATACCGGCATGGTGGACGCATACAAGGCGTTTACCTGTGGAAATGTTGGCTTTCCGAGCACCAGCGTGGTGGTGCCAGAGCTGCATAACTGCGTGATGAAGCTGGATTACATGGCGGGTACTCCGGATAGTGACGGCGATTACAGGTATGAATATGGACTTTATACCTCGTCCGGCGTACAGCTTGTAAAACAGTACCAGGTGGGCTACTCGGATGACGATACAGCCCCAAGCCCTTCTGCATACAGCTGGACGCTGAATGAAAAGCATGCAGATTCTTCCATAAACGGGTATATCTGGCGCACAGGAAACGGCCTGTTTTCCGTGAGCGTAAACGTGGCTTTATCCTTGGATGGGGACGGCCAGACGCACGAAGCCACGCAAAAAACGGTTACTCCGGATATCACATGCGCCACGCACTCAAAATCCCTTCCGCCTGAGACGGAATACGATCTCAAAGACACGGTCTCGAAAAATTGGAAAATTGAAAAGCAGGGAGATGGCTATGCCGTCTTGTTCAACGGTGCAGCTTTGCCGGATTCTTCCGTGGTCCGTTACGATTCTGCGCCACGGTACACCTTTGGCGATGGACGAAATTTTGGCGTTACATGGGATGTCATCCAAAATGAGCTTGTGGATGTATACGGCGGTTATCTGATCGTCCGGCACGAAAACGGGGCCCGGTATCTGGACTACGTCCGGGAAGTGCAGGAGAAAAACGGGCAGCCCATCGCATTCGGCACAAACCTGCTCGACCTGAGCAGCTACGTCAAAGCAGAGGATATTGTCACCCGCGTCATTGCCGTCGGAAAAAAGAAATCCGGCTGGTTTTTGTGGGAGAAAACCAACACCATCACGGCAACCGCTAACGACGCCACCGCGCAAAAGCTGTTTGGCATCATCGCGCGGGTCATTGTGCAGGACGGAACCGAAAACACAACGCAGTCGCTTCTGGATGCCGCAAACGCGGAGCTGTCCAAAAACTTGCGTTACCTTGACGGAATCACGGTAAAGGCTGTGGACCTCAAGGATGCCGGTGTGGATATCGCCCGCCTTGGCTTTGGCAAGATGACACACATCTACTCCAACCCGCACGGGGTGAACACCTGGCTTTTGTGCTCTAAGATTGTGGAGCCTTTGGACGCGCAGGACAAAAAAGAATTCACGCTGGGCATTGATTTCTCCAGCGTCAGCGACTTGCAGGCCCTGAGCGCACGAAAAGCCAGTGACGCCTATGACCTGAGCCGCTCGCTGAAGGGCTATGCATCCGCAAAGGGGTGATAAATTGGATAAGACATTTGACGAAGCAATTTCCGAAGTCCGCAATGCAGAACGCGGCGTGGAAGTACGGGAAGCCCTTGCACAGGGCTTTGAGTATGTGAAGCAGTATGGCGAGGCTGTTATCGCGCGGCAGGAAGAAGCTGTTCAGAGTGCGGAAACAGCCACAAACGCGGCGGCAACTGCCACAGAACAGGCCACAGCAGCAGCCCAGACAGTCAAAGACGCCACTGCAAAAGCCATAAGCGCAGCGCAAGAGCAGGCAGGTATTTCGGCATCAAAAGCCGAGGAATCTGCTTCCAGTGCCGAAGAAGCAGCGGCCAGTGAAACTGCTGCCGCGTCTAGTGCATCTGCCGCAAAGGTCAGCGAGGAAGCAGCTGCAAAGAGTGCCGCCGACGCAAAGGTTATCGTGTCCACTGACACGACCCTGACCGTATCTGGTGCACCGGCTGACGCAAAGGCGACCGGCGACGCCCTGGCTCAGAGGTATACCAAAGCCCAGGCCGACGCCAAGTTCGGCACGCCGTACACCCTGCCGCCTGCTACGGCGGACCAGCTGGGCGGCGTGAAGGTGGGCGACTATCTGGACATCGCTGCGGACGGCACCCTGAGCGGCAAGACGCTGTATGACACCATCGCGGCCAGTGTGGCGGTCAAGTCGGAGGCGCGGCTGGTGTGGAGCGGAAAAACAACGATTGGGAGGAGAAAAACTGAGACAATTAACGTTCAGGACGGTGTAGATTACGTTAACCTCCGCGTAAACGAAGCTGATTTTAATCTTACCCCTGGTATGACATATGAAGCTCACATTTCTAGCGCGGGAAGTCTCACGGTCACAGTATTATTTTCGGCCGACAAAAAACGTCTTGAATGTACCCTTACCAATACGCTGAATACTGTATCGGTTGTATTCACCGGCTACCACTACCCTACGCTGGCCGAGCTGCTGACCGAGACGCAGGCCGCGCAGGCGGACACGGACGCCCTGGCGGTAGATCAGGAGTACCGCGTCGCCCTGCTGGAGCTGGGACTGACCGATGACACCACCACTGACACCACCACATAATGAGGTAAAAACTATGTTGTATCGTATCTGTAAACGCCTGATCGAGCGCGGCCAGACCACTGGCCTTGCGGACAAGCTGGATGTGTTCTACGCTATTGGACGCATCACCGAGGCCGAGTATAAGGAGCTGACCCAGCTGCTGGCCCAGCAGGAGGCCGCCCATGGCACTTAATGCCTACTCTTTGACATTGGGGGTGATCGCAATAAACAACACATTTTTGACCGCACTTTTCAACTTTTTGAGCCGCTTCTTTGCCGCTTTGGCGGAAGAACAGGTAGAACAGGAGGACACAATGGCATCTGTGACTGAGGTGACCGAGTGGACGGGAGCACCGCCCTACCGCTACATCGACGTAAGCCGGTATCAGGGCAACATTACACTGGAGGGCTGGAAGAAGGTCAAGGCCGCTGGCTATCAGGGCGTCATGCTCAAGACCGTCAGCACAAACCGCAGGCTCTCCAAGCGAGCAGACGGCCTGTACATCGACCCGACCTTTGAAGCAAACTACCGCAATGCAAAAGCGGCAGGTCTGGCGGTAGGCGTGTATTACTATACCTACGCCACCAGCGAGGCGATGGCCGATGCAGAACTTTCTCTGCTGGCTGACGCTCTGCGTGGCAAGACGCTGGAAATGCCTGTGGCAGTGGACGTGGAGGACAACAAATTCAGGGTTCTTGGCAAGCAGACGTTGACCGACCTGACAGCCTATGCCCTGAAAAAGGTGGAAGACATGGGCTTTTATGCCCAGCTCTATACCTACACCAGCTTTGCTAAGACGCGCCTGTATATGGGCGGTGCTGCCCTCAGCCCCTACGACGTCTGGCTGGCCGACTACACAGGAAAGACACCTGCCGTGACCTTTGCCTACAACACTCACCAGCACACCAGTAAGGGCAGCGTACCTGGCATTTCCGGCCACGTTGACCTCAATGTGACCACACGCAACTATCCGAAGATCATCTGCAAGAAGGGCCTGACCCGTCTCCGGGAGGGCAAATGACCGAAAAAGAAGCTCTACTGTGGGTGCTGGGCATCCTGGGCAGTCTGTGCGCTGCGGTCATCACCATCGACAAGGTGCTGGACATCATCCACAAGTACGTCAAAAATGCACAGGCCCCCGACGATGCGCAGAACAAGCGGCTTGACGAGATGGACAAGCGCTTGCAAACGTTAGAAACGGGCTATGCGCAACATTCTTTGGCGCTTGGGCGCGATTTGTCCCGCTTTGGGGAAATCGACGAAGTAAACCGCCTGACGCTTGAAGCCGTTCGTGCCCTGCTGGAAGCACAGCTGACTGGAAACAACGTGCCCGCTATGCAGGCCAGCAAGGAAAAAATCGATAATTACCTCATGGAAGGAGTAACAAAACATGGAAGCAATGTTTAACTTTATCCCCGCACCCATCGCACTGGTACTGATGCTCATCGGCTTTGCCGCGCTGGCTGTTGGTGCCATCCGGCTTGGCTACAAGCAGTACGTCAAGGACTGGGCGCTGGAGCTCGTAACCATCGCTGAGGACAGCATCATGGGCAGCGGTCAGGGTGCCAAGAAAAAGGCACAGGTTTTTGCTGCGCTGCGCGGCGCACTGCCGGACTGGCTGAAACCCATCATAACCGACGAAGTACTGGACAGCGTGATTGAAAAGGCTGTCAGCATGATGAAGAAGGCACTGGAAGGCAAAAAGCCTACCATCAACAAGGGGTAATTTATGATCGAGCAAAGCGTATCTCTCGCATCCAATGGCGTCGTCAAAGTGCCGGGCTATGAGCAGCTGGTGCGCTTTGGCTACACCAAAAACCGGGGCGTGTACCGCCTGCACGTCGATGCCACCGGCGAGTGGGAGGGGCTGGCTATCCGCTGCTTCTGGCACGTCCCGGACGGCAAAGACCCGGCATCCTCGCTGGTGGTGGACGGCTATGTGGACGTGCCCGCCAGCGTGACCGCACAGCCCGGAAGCGGGTGCATCACCTTTGAGGGCAGCGACGGCACAAAGACCGTCACCAGCGCAGACCTGCGGTATCGTGTCAGCGCCAACTCCGGCACAGAGGACGGCACCGAGCCGGAGCCGGGCACCCCTGCATGGCAGCAGCTGGTGGATGCCGTGCACACCGATGCCACCGCCGCAGAGCAGGCCAAGACCGATGCACAGACCGCAGCCAGTGAAGCCGCCACCAGTGCAGGCAGTGCCAGCCAGAGTGCTCAGAAAGCCGCTGACAGCCTGCAGGAGCTGAAGGACGGCATTGCCGCTGGCGAATTCAAAGGCGAGCCCGGCAATGACGGAAAATCTCCAGTCGTGACTGTAACTGACATCGAAAATGGCCATCGTGTCAGCATCACCGACAAAGACGGTACAAAAACAATCGATGTCTTAAATGGTCAAACCGGCAAAACCGGCGCAACGCCTGTTCTGACGATCGGTACGGTGTCCAGCGGAGACAAGCCTTCCGCCGACATTACTGGCACGCCTGAAAATCCGGTGCTTAACCTGATGCTGCAACCCGGGCCTCAAGGCCCTGCCGTAGCACTGGACACTACCCTCACCCACGAGGGCGAAGCTGCTGACGCAAAAGCCACAGGTGACGCGATCAGCGCAGTAAAGACCCGTCAGAACGTCCTTGTGGGCACGGAAACAGGCAACCCGCTCAGCGTTGACGACTCTTTCGCTGCGCCGCTGTGCGGCCTGACCGTGTACGGCAAGAGCACACAGGACGGAACACCCACGCCGGATGCCCCTGTGCCTATCGTAAGCGCTGGTGACGGCGGGAGCGTGGCGGTGAAGGTGACGGGGAAGAATCTGTTTCCAGTGATTACGAATGCCAATATATCAAAGATCAATAAGCCAACTGGTGGCGTGAGATATGGGTATGTATTTTACGTTCCGGCGCAGAGCAGTGTTACTGCATCTGGAAATGCCGATATAGGCACGAACTGCTTTGTTGGAGATTTAGATATAAAAACACAAACATATACACAGAAAGCACAACTCGTATCGGAAAAAGGTGGTACATATACAGCAAAGTTGCAAAGTGGATGGTATGTTATATATATAGCTAATGATTATTTGCCGACAATTCTAACTAAATTAAATGCCGCAAAAATCCAGCTAGAAATTGGAACAAAAGCCACCGTATACGAACCCTACCGTGAACAGCTCCTCACGCTTCCAACACCCCACGGTCTCCCCGGCATCCCTGTCACCTCTGGCGGCAACTACGCTGACAGCACAGGCCAGCAGTGGGCGTGCGACGAGGTGGACTTAGAAAGGGGGGTGAAAGTGCAGAGGGTGAAAACGAAAGAGTTAAGCCCTGATGACAAGTGGACGTATTATAAGTTAGCCAGCGGAAACAACAATTTTCAAACGCGAATATATGGTGAAGATGCTAGTAAAAATTCTTTTCCATCTATTTGCAATATACTGCCTTTTAAGAATGTTATCTGAAATGACGGCATTCAGAACCTACCGAAAATATACGCCAACAATCAGGAAATCACTGTTAGTTTCCCACCAAATTCTGAGTATTCGTCACTTGAAGCCTTTAAGCAACTGCTGACGAATGTGAAATCCATTATCTACTATTGTCTCGCCTCCCCAATCGAAACCCCGCTCGCCCCTGCCGAAATTGCCGCTTACAAAGCCATCGTTGCTTATGCGCCTGATACCGTGGTTCAAGCGAGCGATGGCGCAGGGTTGAAACTGGAGTATCAAAGAGACGTTAACATCGTAATCAAAAAACTGGAGGATGCAGTAGCGTCCATGACCAACGCATAAGGAGGCACACATGGCAATTAAATCTAAAGCCCGGCATGACCTGACCCTGCGCTCCATCAAGCGGGAAATAGCCGCAGGGCGTGACGTGGCATACTGGCTGGACAAGGCGTACACCCATCTGGACAGCGGCCTACTGACGGAGGACGACATTGCAGAGGTGGAAACTCTGGCGCAGGCGTACTATGATGCACTGGACGCAGAGGACAAGGCGAACGCTGAGGAAATCACACGGTAAGGAGGATATCATGGCAAGCACTACATACGAGCATTTTGTTGACACTGACAAAATGTACGCCGCACAAGAACAATTTCGTGACATCACGAAAATGGTGACAAAACGTCACCAGTTTGCCGTGCTTGGCACTATGGTGCGCAACGCCGGACAGCTCCCGCAGCCCTTCTGGCTCGGTGCTGCCTGTGGCGGCGGCTCGTGTAGTGCTGCCCGCTGCGCTGCAAAGGCTTGACCGACAGCAGATGACCGCCGTCATCAAAAACGCACCGCTTGGGAGGGTAGACCGTAAGATAGCCTTACTGCGGTACGTTGAGCGGCTCCCGCTGCCGGACATTGCAGCACAGACACATTATAGTCGGACGGCGGTAGGCTACCGGCTGAAAGGCATTGAAAAAATGTTGAATGTGTGATATAATATTTTTACGATCCGAGTGTATGTAGGACGCATGTTTAAGGCTGATTCTACAAACGCAACAAAGCGGCAGGTTATTCCAGAGCTTGCCGCTTTTCTTTTTGCATGAATTGTGGTATAATTATCTCAACAAATCCACCCGGCCTTTCGAAGAAGCGCATTAGGGTGGATATTTGCCAGCTAGCCCAGTGCTTTATCTGGGAATGAAAAAAGCGGTTGCCAGATAGGCGCCGACCAGTCTCCCACCCGCCTACTTACAGTGCGTACCATGCGGGAGACGCAGAAATCCCCCGGTGTTCCGTTTGGAGCATTGGGGGATTTTTTTACTTTTTCTTCAATTCCTCAAGCCTGCTGGAAAGTTCTTCTTCCCATCCTTCATGTTCTTTAAGGTACGGGGCGTAGATCAGTTCTTCGGCCTCTTTGCGGGCCGCAACGGCTTCTTCGATTGTGTCATAGCTGCCGAGATGATATTGCTTGCGTTGGAAATTGATATATGCACGCCATCGACCGTGGCAGTCTTTGCACACACCATTCGCGCCAGAAGTGGAATTTTTATTGATATGGCCTCCGACCGCCCTTGTGCGAATCGACATAAGGGAAGAGCCACCCGCGTAAGCTGTGCTGTGAATTGCCCCGGTTTTCTCTCCAATGTCCCTGTTGCAATCTGCGCAATGCTGGATCAGAGGAAGCCTTGTGATCTTTACGGTGGTTTCCTTCCCACATTTCGGGCAAATAGCACGGCACAGAAAATGACCTGACCTCTTTTCGGGCAAAACTTCCAATACTTTCCATCCGTTGATGACGTGTCCCTCTTTTTCCTTTGCCTTTTTCAGTCTTGCGGTTGTCAGGCCTGGCTTTTGCCCTCGATTCGCGCAAGACAGACAGCTGCGGCTTTTGCCAAGACGCAGGGAGCTGTCATACACGTCTTTTACCACTCCGCACTCACACTGGCATGTGTAGTAGTGCGGCTTTTCAGACGGCGCAAGTACCGTCCACTTTCCAAAATGCTTTCCAGTCAAATCTTCTGCCATAACATTTTCCTCAGATCAGGCCGTAGTGCTCGGCCAGAAGGAAGCGTACATACACCGGGCACTCCCTCTCGCCCAGGCACCAGCCCTGCACCGTGCGGCGCGGGATGCCCGCACCCTTTGCAAAGGCGGTCTGGCTGATGCCGGATGCCACCACCATCTCCCGCACGCTCATGCGGGAGACGTCCCAGAGATGGGACAGGCGGGCGGTCTCGGCGTCCAGATCGGCGCAGCCATCGGAATCGTCCGGGATGCTGAGGGTGACGTTACCGAGAAAAACTTCTTTCGGCTGCTTGGCAGCCATGCCAAAAAGTTCTGCTTTGCTATACATGGTTGACTTCCTTTCTTTCGCATGATAATATGTTCGTGTACCTCCATGGTACGTCTTTCACAAAAGCCCCGTCAGGTGTTCGCTGCACTTGACGGGGCTTTTTTATTTAGTAGATCTCAACGCCCAGTTTTTCGGCGGCGGCTTCAACGACTTCTTCAAACGAGGGGCCGCGATTCGGGTCGTTCCAGTCGTAATCGCCAGCGGATGCAGCTTCCCACTCTTCTTCCATGTCAGCTGCCTTGCACAGCTCGGTGCACAGCTCGCAATCCCAGACATCGGACTTGCGGATGTCAGCGGCGATTTCAATAGCGTTTCTCATAATTTTGTACCTCCATGTTGTTGTGTGTTGGTGTCTTTCACTGTCTTTATTATACGCTCATTGAGCGCAAAAATCAAGCCTATTTGTAAAATTTTGTGCTCAATGAGCACTTTTTTTCTTTTGGCAAAATAGAGCATTTTTGTCCTTCGTTGGTCGCTCGTTGCCTCTCCCGCCGGGCGGCTCTGCTACACTGGGCGCAAAGGAGGGCGGTCCCGATGTGGCGCAAATTTAACCCAAACCCTCACGGGAGCAGCGTCGGAGATTGCGCCGTGCGTGCTGTAGCGGCTGCCACAGGGCAGAGCTGGGAGCAGGTCTACATTGGATTGGCGCTGACCGGATTTGCCCTCGGCGATATGCCTAGCGCAAACCGCACATGGGGCGCGTACCTTCAAAAGCGCGGGTTTAAGCGCCGTTTGGTGGAGGCAGACTGCACCACCTGTTACACCGTGGCAGATTTTGCCCGGGAGTACCCGCACGGCGTGTATGTGCTTGGCTGCTCCGGGCACGTCCTGACTGTGATCGACGGCGAGTGGTGGGACAGCTGGGACAGTGGCGCAGAATGCCCGATTTACTACTGGTATAAGGAGGAGTAAACGATGCCTTACAATCCGTATGCGTATCAGATGCCGACATACTACGGCCAGCCAATGCCGGACAACCTCACTCAACTCAGGCAGGGAGTGGGCTATCAGTCTCCCATGATGCAGCAGCCGACAGCCCAGACAGCACAGGCTACGCCCTCCATCATCTGGGTGCAGGGCGAGGAGGGCGCAAAAGCATACATGGTTGCCGCAGGAAACAGCGTGCTCCTGATGGACAGCGAAAACAGCGCGTTTTACATCAAAAGCACCGATGCAAGCGGTATGCCGCTTCCCCTCCGGGTGTTTGACTACAAGGAGCGCACCACAGCCGCAAAAACGCCGCCACAAACGGCGCAGCAGTCTGGCGTGGAGTTTGTCACCCGGGCAGAGTTTAACGCGCTGGCAGCCCGCTGTGCGGCGCTGGAAAAGCAAGAGCCCACAAAGCCTGAAACGGAGGCCAAGTAATTATGTCAAACCCTCTTTTTAACGTTCTGAGCGGCGGTATGCCCGCCATGTCCGGCCCTATGGGTCAGTTTGGTCAGCTGATGCAGCAGTTCCAGCGGTTCCGTGCAAACTTTCAAGGCGACCCAAAAGCAGAAGTGCAAAAGCTGCTGCAATCCGGCAAAATGTCACAAAACCAGCTGAACCAATTACAGGCGATGGCGAAACAGTTTCAGCAGTTTCTTCATTAAGTCGTAACCGTGGCCACGGTTCAAGCATAAAAATCATTCAAAACACACG